AAGATGAAATCTGGATCATGAGGAGCAACTATGCCGAGACTTCCAGAGCAGGATTTACAGAAGGTCACGATCAACCTATATCGGAGTGACGTAGCTTCCCTCCAATCCCACTACGGTTGGGGATGGAGCGAGCAAGTCCGTAACCTTGTAAGGGACTTCGTCCGCCGCCGCCAACAAGCCAGTGACACAATGAGAGGAACCGATGACCGAGAACACAATTGACCAGCTGATGGAACTAGATCCGCTCGAGCTTTCCGACCAGAACATCGAAGAGATCATCGAATACCAACGAAAGATGCAAGCCAACTTCGAACTCGGGATCAAACCAAAGAAACCCGACGGGCCGAAGCTGTCCCTAGACAAAATCCTCGGTCAGCGGGTGGAGGTGCCAAAGAAGGAAGGGATTAGGAGGAGAGCATGACCACCCTTGACATTTCCCAACCAACCTGCGATAATGCTCCCTCGCCATTCCTTCCAGGGACCAACATCCAATTCGCATGGGACTCCACCTCGCTTGGGTGGTTGAAGACCTGTCCACGGCTTTACCAATATTCAATGATCGAGAACTGGCGAACAAAGGGAGAGAGTGTGCATCTACGATTTGGCATTGAATACCACCAGGCCCTACAGGACTATGAGATATATCGTAGCGAGAGCATGGACCATGAGGGGGCTGTTTCGTTCATCGTTAAGAACCTCCTACACTCTACCCACGGTTGGCACTCTGACCACAAACAAAAGAACCGCTCCACCCTCCTCCGCACCGTGGTCTGGTACCTCGACCGCTTCCGAGACGACCCAGCAAAGACCCTCACCCTCGACAACGGCAACCCTGCTGTTGAGCACAGCTTCCGCTTCGAGCTCGATTGGGGACCCCAGCCCGAGCAACCCTTCCTCCTCTCCGGCCACCTCGACCGGGTCGTTGAATACAACGGCGACCTTATGGGAATGGACCACAAAACCACCTCCCTCGCTCTAACCTCCTACTACTACGACCAGTTCGAACCCGACAACCAAATGACCCTCTACACCCTCGCCTACCGCGTCGTCTTCGACGCCCCGATCCGAGGGATCATCATCAACGCTGCCCAAGTCCTCGTCGACAGCACCAACTTCGGCCGCCATTTCACCTACCGCACCCCGGACCAGATCGAAGAATGGCTCCACGATCTTCACTACTGGTTCAACCTCGCCGAGCACTTCGCCACCGAGAACCACTGGCCAATGAACGATAAGGCCTGCCGTAACTGCCACTTTCGCCAAGTCTGCGCCCGTGCTCCCTGCGTCCGTGAGGCTTTCCTTGAAGCCAACTTTGAACAAAAGGAGGAATCCCGTTGGAATCCGCTCAAACCGCGCTGAGATTTCGCCTAATCCTTGGAAAGTTCCGGGTCACCAATGTCTACCCCGGCACCACAGGGTTCAAAGCCATCGTCGATCTTGGAAACTCAGTCCGACTCACCATGGATGTCCCAGTCTCCGCAGACCTCCGCCCCGGCGACCTACTAACCTTCTACACAGAGGTACCAGCCCATGCCGAGCCTATCTCATCATCACTCCAATGAATTCACCAAGCTCCTCATCGAAGGCGACAGCGGCTCCGGGAAAACCGGCAGTCTCTGCTCCCTCGTCGCCGCTGGGTTCAAGCTCCGTATCCTCGACATGGACAACGGACTTGAACCGCTAAAGCAATTCATCCTCCGCGAATGCCCAGAGAGCATCGACAATGTTGAATTCCGTACCCTCCGAGATCGCCGAAAGTCTTCGCCCACTGGCCCAATCATTGATGGAAACCCACGGGCCTTTGTTGATGCACTTAAAATGCTCGACCGATGGCGATACGATGACGTTGACCTGGGAGTACCTGCTGAATGGGGACCGGATTGCATTCTCGTCCTCGATAGCCTCACGTTCCTTAGCGATGCCGCGTTCGACTTTCGTGAACCGCTCACCCCCCGCTCCCGGGATGGGAAGCATGATGTTCGCGCTGTCTACAAGGATGCTCAGGACGCCATTGAATCTGTACTCGCACTCCTCACGGCTGAGAGCTTTCGTACCAACGTGATCGTTATCAGCCATATTCGCTATGTGGAAAACCCTGATGGGTCGAAGAAAGGCTACCCCACCGCTATTGGTGCAGCCCTGTCCCCAATCATCCCACGGTACTTCAACTCCGTCGCGCTGTGCCAAACCACCTCCCTGGGCAAGCGCACCATCCAAACCGTCGCAACAGCGATGATCGATCTGAAGAACCCCAAACCATTCGAGATGGCGCCAAGCTATCCCATCGAAACCGGCTTGGCAGAGTTCTTCAAAGTCCTTCGCAACCAACCACAGGAGCAACCCACCCAAGCAAAACCAACCCCCAAACTCCCATCCAAACCCATCACATTCAAAAAGAGAGCCTAACACATGACATCTTTCTCAGCAATCCTCGATCAACCCTCCACTGGTGTGGTCGAGCGCCCCAAGCCAATGCCGGTCGGCACCTACCTCTGCATAGTCCAGGGCCTTCCCCGGTTCGATAAGACCACGAAGAAGCAAACCGAGTTCGTCGAGTTCACTCTCCAACCGATCCAGGCCTCTGAGGATGTGGATCAGGAGGCTCTCGCCGAGGCCGGTGGGCTGCGCCCGATCAGGCACACTCTTTACATCACCGAAGACGCCAAGTACAGGATCGACGAGTTCCTTGACCACTGTGGTCTTTTGGTGAAGGGAAAGTCTCGGGCGCAGATGATCGATGAGACTCCCAATTGCCAACTCCTCGTCAGCATAACGCACGAGTTTTCCCTAGATGGTACCACTGTCTACGCCCGCGTTGCACGCACAGCGCCGGTCATTGAGTAAAGGAGAAAGGGGGAGCTTCGGCTCCCCCACCCACACCATGGCCAGAACCTTCGCCACCGAAGACGAAAAGCGTGCCTATTGGAGAATCACCAACCGCCGGCACTACTTGAAGAAAAAGCAACAGTTCCACACCTACACGATAAGGATGACAAATGAACTATTCGCAAGGCTCTGCTCCGAGCACCCTGGACCCCTTAACGGTTTCGTCAACAGACTTATCAATGAGGGACTTGCTGTTCGAGAGAGGGAAAACGCACGGCGACTTCAGCGAGAACTCAACAATCTCCCTGGCGCTGAAAGCCATCGTGAGGTCCACACCAAGATACCCCATCATGATCGACCCAGCGAAGGAGGCCCTTGATATGATCGCCCACAAGATCGGTCGGATCTGTGCGGGGAACCCTAACTTCAAAGACCACTGGGCCGACATCGCTGGCTACGCGCAGCTGGTGGCAGACCGATGCACGGAATAACCATCATCGGCGAAGCCTACGGCGCAGAGGAGGAGCGGAAACGCTCCCCCTTTGTTGGGGCTTCGGGGTGGGAGCTAACCCGAATGCTCGACGAAGCCGGGATCGCCCGCGGGGATTGCTTTCTCACCAACGTCTTCAACCTCCGACCGGCGGGGAACAAGATTGAAGAACTTTGTGGGGAAAAGAAGGAAGGAATCAAAGGCTACCCAGCGCTGGTGAGGGGAAAGTACGTTCGAAAGGAGTTCCTTCCAGAACTGGAAAGGCTTGGTGATGAAATTCTCGAACGCGATCCAAACATTATTATCTGTCTTGGCAATACTCCTCTGTGGGCTCTCACTGGGAATACTGGTATTAGCAAACTTCGCGGCACGACTACAACCAGTACTCATTGCGTCTCTGGCTATAAGTGTCTCCCTACTTATCACCCTGCTGCTGTAATTCGCAAGTGGGAACTTCGATCAATCGTAGTGATCGACTTCGCCAAGGCCCTCCGCGAAAGCGCCTTTCCAGAAATCCACCGCCCACACCGGCAGATCTTCATCCCTGAAACCCTGGAGGATATCAATGACTTCTTTATCCGACATTTACCTGAGTGCACAGCACTTGCTGTCGACATCGAAACAAGCGGTGGACGAATTACATGCATTGGATTCGCTCCCACGCGAGAGACTGCAATGGTTATACCAATCGTTAACAAACGAAGAAAGGGAGGAAATCATTGGTCTGATGGCCCAACTGAGCACTGTATCTGGCAAGCTATACGGCGAGTTCTTTCATCACCGATGCCAGCTAAGATTTTCCAAAACGGGCTCTACGACATCAGCTTCCTCTGGCGAGCCTACGGGATTGGAGTGAGAGGGGCCGAGGAAGACACAATGCTTCTCCACCATGCGCTTTACCCAGAGAGCTTGAAGGGCCTGGGGTTCCTCGGTTCGATCTACTGCGACGAGGGTGCGTGGAAGGGAATGAGGAAGGGTACTGAAACAATCAAACGAGAGGACTAAACATGCAAGAATTGGTCCGTTACAGCCAGATGATGCTAGCAATAGCCCAGGCAAAACGAGTTGATGAGGTTAAAGAAATTCGAGACAGGATGATGGCTATGCGTTTGTATGCGCAGCAAGCCAATAACATAGCCTTAGAAAAGGACGTTATGGAGATAAGATTGAACGCTGAGCGTCGGCTTGGGGAGATGATGGCGGAGCAGAAGGAGACGGTGGGCCTTGCTAAGGCTGGTAGACCCCGAGAAATTGGGTTGCGAGAAAACCCAATTTCTTCTGGGCCGCCAACCCTCGCCGAAGCTGGGATCGACAAGAACCTAGCACATCGAGCTAGAAAACTTGCTGCCATGTCCCCAGAAAGGTTTGAAGAAGAGGTCATCGCAGCAAGAGATGGCCTGCGAATAACCAAACCAAGAGTCATACCCCAACATCCACTCGATGTGGAAAAGCCTGGACTAGCTGTTCTAGTCGAGCTAGGTACAATGAGAGAGTATGTTACAGCCATACGGGAGCACAACATTTGCCTGCTGACTCAGAATGACAAGTTGGCAATCTCTAAAGAGATAAAGATACTTGTCGAGCGCCTTGAGAATCTAGATAGGATACTCCAAGGCAAACCACAACTGAAAGTAATATAAGGAGACTGAAAATGACAAGGATGAAATATGAACGGGTTTTATCTTACCTGCCATGCCTTAAAGCAGCCCTGCCAGCCTCTATGAGGGAGCAGATAGCTGAGAGAATGAATGTGCCTATGTCCACTACAGTGACGATTCTAAACAGAATAAGGCATCCAGAACCGGGCGAGGAATATGGTGGAACAGTGACATATTCTAGACATGGTTACCCAGATTTTATGGACCAACCACGCTTTACTTGGACAACACACGAGACAGGATTGAGAGGGTGGGCTCGACAGCTATTAGAGCAGGTCGATCCAAGAATGGTTGGGATTGAAAATGAGATAGCTTATAAGCAGCTGTCTATGGAAGACAAGCTCAAAGCACAAGATATTATTAAAGCCTTGAATCACGCACAATATCTGATACGCCGTGCGGCAGCTTAGGAGGACTAATGCGTATCATCAACACCGACGAAGCTTCCCCAGCCGACCTCTCCGCCTTCGACCGAGGGCTTGTCTACAACGGCCTTGACTGTTGCATCACCAGGGAGTTGCTTGATGTCCTCCTACCTCAACTCGACAACCACACCACAGGGACTTACGCTTTCTCCCGCAGCCTCCAAGGCCCTTGTCTCGAAATGCGGCTGCGGGGAGTGCGAATTGATAAAGCCCGGAAGGCCGAGGTCATTGAAGACTACCACTGCACCCTAGACCGCCTCGAACGCCAACTCTACCGCATCGTCGCCGACGGCGTTGGCATGACCGGGTTCAACTGGGCCTCGCCCAAGCAACTAATGGAGCTTTTCTATGATCGACTTCATATACCAATCATTCGCCGCCAAGGCCGACCAACCGTCAACCGTGATGCACTTGAGAAGATGGAACAGTATCTCCTCGCGCGCCCTATCGTTGCTCATCTTAAGGCTATGCGAGATGTTGGAAAAAAGATATCCGTGCTTAAAACCGAAATTGACCCTGACGGTCGAATGCGAACTTCCTACAACATTGGCGGAACAAGCACTGGAAGATTATCTTCTAGCTTTAGCGAGTTTGGAACAGGAACCAATCTCCAGAACATAGAGGAAAGCCTTCGCTCGGTCTTCATCGCCGATCCGGGGATGAAGATGGCCTACATCGACGCACAACAAGGGGAGAGCTATTGTGTCGGAGCAATTGAGTGGTGCTTATTCGGGGATGGAAAGTACTTGGATACATGTGAGGGAGGAGACCTGCATACAAGTGTAGCTAAACTTTGCTGGCCAAGGCTGGCGTGGGTGGGTGATAAGAAAGCTGATAACGAACTTGCCGAGCAACCCTACTATCGGCATTATTCAAGAAGGTTCATGTGTAAGAAGATTGGGCACGGATCTAACTATGGAGGTAAGCCGCAAACGCTTGCTAATCAGGCTAAGGTCGACGTTGGTGTCGTTAGAGAATTCCAACAGCAGTACTTCACCGCCTTCCCCGCCCACCTCCGCTGGCACCAGCACGTAGCCAACGAGCTTGTAGCCAAAGGCTACCTCACAACCCTCACTGGCCGCAAGCGTTGGTTCTTCGGCCGCAGAAACGACGACTCAACCCTTCGGGAGGGAATTGCATATGACCCACAAGGCTCACTCGCGGACATTCTCAATCGTGGAATGCTCAATGTGTGGAAGGCGCGCGATTGCGAACTTCTCATGCAAATCCATGACGCTATCCTTGTACAATACCCTGAAAGCGAAGAAGATCATATCCTGCCCCTTGTTATGCGACAGATTAGTTGTCCTATCCCCCTCACCCGCTCGCGGACGTTGGTGATCCCTTATGGAGCGCAGACCGGTTGGAATTGGGGGAAGTATTCGAAATCTAACCCCGACGGGATCAAAGACTACGTTGGTAAAGACAAACGGACACGCACTGCGGAAGTGCCGATCCTGGATCGAGTCGTTTGTTGAATACACCGACAACATCGAAGCGCCGGAGGTCTTCCGGCGCTGGGCAGCAATCACCATCATCGCCAGTGTGTTGGAGCAGAAGGTTTGGATCACCACTTCCTCTCCACTCTACCCTAACCTGTATTGCTTTATTATTGGTCACCCCGGCGTAGGGAAAACCCGAACAGTCCGTGCCGCGGCGGAGTTTGTTCGTGATATCCCGGACTTTCACTGTGGCGACACCTCGATGACCTCAGCATCACTCACCGATCGAATGGCGGAATCAAGGAGGGTTATACCAGAGTATAAGCTCGAATACAACACCATGCTTCTTCCTGTCGATGAGTTCTCAGCCTTTATAGGAAAGTATGATGACAACCTGGTTGGACTCCTTACTACGTTCTACGACGTGGACATCAATTACTCTCAATCCCGCCGGGGAAAAGACCTACGAGTTAGAATTAACCGCCCACAACTCTCTATGCTTTGTGGTTCTACTCCATCGCATCTCCTTAAAGCTGTTCCTGAATTCGCCTGGGACCAAGGATTCACCTCTCGGGTTATTCTTATCTTCTCAGACGAGCGCCCCATGCTTGAGGATGTATTTAGCACCCCAAGACGAGCAATGCCGGAGGATATGAAACATGATCTGCGAGTTATCAATGCACTGGTCGGACAGTGTAGACCAACCTCTGGTTACGCTAAGGCGATTAACGACTGGCGGCACGCAGGGCAGCCTCCTTGCCCTGGCCATCCAAGGCTCACGCATTACTGTACACGAAGGCTGGCGCATGTCTTTAAACTATCAATTGTGGCGTCAGTCGATCGAGGTGACTCCCTGGAACTTACCGAGGGAGATTTTGAAATAGCCCGGGGGTGGTTGCTAAGCGCAGAAGAGCGAATGGGGGAGGTGTTTAAAGCCGGAGCGGTGGGGGCAGATGCAAAGGCAATAGAGGAGATTATGCATTTCATCACCGTTGCGGATGTGAAAGGGGAAGGGGTCTACGAAAGTAAAATCATCCGCTTCGTCAGCGAGAGGATACCGATCCACTCGGTAATGAGGGTTTTGGAGATAATGGAAAAGTCCCGGATGATCAAGGCTGTCCGGCTTGATCCGAAGACCGGGATGAAGGTTTACTCCGCTGTGGCGCTGGGAAGTCTTGCAGCCGATCGTTAGAAGATCAAATGCAAATAGAAGCTGCCGAGCACGGCCGCAACAATCAGGCACAGCACCACAATAGTGATGTAGACATCACGGTCGTCGTCGTGCATTGGATTGCGCCTCGCTGCCATCAAGCTTCGACCTCCTCAACATTGTCGCCCGTGGTGACGCGGACGTTCACCGGCTGATTGGCCTGTAAGTGAAAATGAACAGTCGGAACGTCAGCCACTTCGGGAGGCTGCGGTCGGCGAAGCGGCGCCGGGAATGTCACTTCAACCTGATCGTCGGTTGTAATTCCAAGTGTCTCCATCAGCCCTTGGCTGATGTCGGCCACGCGGCCGGTATCCTCATGCGGCCCCCAGTCAGCCGGCCATGCCATAAATTCCTTGCCGGTGGCTGGGGCGCGCACCTTGGCTAAGTACCGGCCGGACGCGAGCATTTCCTTTGGATATGTCTCATAATCCCAGCGCATGGCGATGTAGTTCACGGCCGGGTCAAGCCGCCGGGCGAGCCCTGTGGTTCCCTCCGGCTGCGAGGGCAGGAAGAGATACGGCGCGGTCTCGTATTCGTAAATGAACGCGAGACCCTCGGACGGCGAGACGCCCATATCCTCTGGCCCACCGAACCAGCTGACCTTCCCAGCCACTTGCCAGATCGGGATCACAGGGACCGGCGGCCTTGTGGGTGGTTCGACCGGCGGCTCAACCGGCGGCGAGAGGGTGCGGCCGGAGACAGTCTCCGCCAGCGCGCGGCAGATAGCATCGAAGTGGGCTTCGTAAAGATCGGCATCAGCGCGCGAATCAACGAAACAGGTCTCAACCAGAATCGCCGGCTCGTCGGTGCCGTTCAGGAAGGCCAAATCGCCCCGGTATTTTGGTCCGCGGTCAATGAAATGCCCAGCGGCAGCGAGCGCAGCCGCCACCTTGTCGGCAAGGTCCTCTTGCGTGACATAAAGACACTCGGTCCCCATCGGGGAAGAGGTGGTCTGATAGGCGTTGAAATGGACACTAATGTCCAGATCGCGCGTCTGCGCGTTATGCCAGTTCACAATCCGGTTGAGATTTTCGCTTTGCGTCGTTGATACGTCGTCGTGAAATGTGACGACCGGCACCTCCATCTGAGTGAGGTACTCCGCCGCTTTATCGACTACCCTTCTTGCTTCGTCCACCTCGTCCAGATAGCCACTTGCGCCTCGTATATACTTCCCATGGCCTGAGCTAATCGCGATTCTCATGGTTATCTCCTCTGTAACTCTTGTTCCCGGTGCTCAATCTGCCGCATGGCAGTAGTGTAGCCGCGTCTGACGATCTGCAGTCCGTTTTGGAATCGGGCGGCCTCGGTGGCGCGGGTATCGGTGAGCCACACCCCGAACAGCTTAACGATGCGCTCCTTGTAGGCTTGCTCCAGCGCCTGCTTGTCCAAGGCAAGAAGGTGTGGGTCGGGCGCAATGCCGGCATAGACATCCGGCGGTGGCGGCGGCGTCGGCGCTGCCAGCAGCCAGACCAGGACCGCCCACACCAGGATGGTGGCAGCGGCAATGGCAAGGCGAATGATTAGCGGGTGAAACGAGCGTCCCATAGCGGCGATTAGGTGTGGGATGTCTATCATTTCTTCCTCGATTGTCCGTGCCAGAGTCCGTCTAAGGCTTCCAGCGCACTCCTTGGATGTTCCTTTTTGTCAACGTATAGGTTCCAGAGATACTGCGCGATTCTTCCTTCCTGTGCATTCACATATCCTGATGCAACTGCAGCGCCCATGAAGCTGTCTTTGATTAGCTTCCCAGCGTTGCGTG